AAGCTGTAAAAGCTTCTGCAGGAATAAGTAAATGGAATGCACAATACATGCAAGATCCAACCTCGGACGAAGGAGCGTTGATCAAAAGAGAATGGTGGCAAGAATGGGAACACGAAGATTTACCTGTACTAGATCATATCATTCAAAGTTATGACACGGCGTATCTAAAAAAAGAGACCGCGGATTATTCTGCAATAACCACTTGGGGTGTTTTTAGACCAAACGAGGACTCACCAAGACAATTAATATTATTAGATTCGTTAAAAGGAAGATACGAGTTCCCAGAACTTAAAAGAGTTGCTTACGAACAATATAAATATTGGAATCCTGATACTGTATTGATTGAAGCTAAAGCATCTGGTCTACCTCTGATGTACGAGCTCAGACAGATGGGCATACCTGCAAATAATTACACACCATCAAAAGGACAGGATAAGGTTGCAAGAGTTAACTCTGTGTCTCCTGTCTTTGAGGCAGGTATGATATGGGCTCCTTTAAAACAAGAATTTGCTCAAGAAATGGTTGAAGAGTGTGCAGCTTTCCCGTATGGTGATCACGATGATTTGGTTGACTCAATGACACAAGCCGTTATGAGATTTAGACAAGGTGGCTTTATAACCTTGGATGATGATTATAAAGATAAAATGAAGGTAAAGAAAAAATATAAGTATTATTGGTAATGACATTCGTATTTAAACATCCTAGCAAATATAAGAAATTAACAACCACAGTACCCCCTAAATCAGGGCCTACACCTCAAGGGTTGAATATTGAATATAATACTGTTAAAGATGTAAGATTGGAGAAAAAGTATGGCAATAGACAAAAGCCTGCCAAACAAAAAGGTTGAAATACCTGGACCACAAGAGCAGGCAGAACAACAAATAGAGATTAGAGAAAATTTACCTGACCAAGGTGAAACAGAAATTACACCATTAGACGATGGTGGTGTTGAAATTAATTTTGAACCAGGAGCATTTAGCCAAGAACAAGGTGAGAGTCACTTTGATAATTTAGCTGAGTTATTGCCAGAGGAAACATTAAATCCTCTTGGTTCAGAGTTAGCACAAAATTACCAAGAATATAAATCCTCAAGAAAAGATTGGGAAACATCTTACGCAAAAGGTTTAGATCTTTTAGGATTTAAATATGAAACTCCTGCACAACCTTTTCAAGGTGCAAGTGGTGCCACGCACCCCGTGCTATCAGAGGCTGTTACTCAATTTCAATCTTTGGCATACAAAGAATTGTTACCTGCAGATGGACCTGTAAGAACAAGAGTTATTGGAGTTCAGACTCCACAAAAGAATGACCAAGCAAGTCGTGTTAAAGAATTCATGAACTATCAGCTCATGGATGTGATGAAAGAGTACGAACCAGAGTTTGATCAAATGCTTTTTTATCTCCCTCTTTCCGGATCTGCCTTTAAGAAAGTCTACTATGACGATCTTTTAGGCAGGACGGTTTCAAAGTTCGTCCCTGCTGATGATTTGATAGTTCCATACAATGCAACTTCATTAGAAGATGCAGAGGCCGTGATCCATCGTATTAAGATCTCGGAAAATGATTTAAGAAAACAACAAGTCGCTGGATTTTATAGAGACATAGAATTACCAAAACCATTCAATCAAGAAACAGAAGTAGAGAAAAAAGAGAGAATGTTAGAAGGAACTAAAAGAACTTTTAACGAAGACATGTATACGCTTCTTGAATTTCATATCAATTTAGATTTAGAAGGGTTCGAGGACCGTGGACCTGATGGCGCGGAAACAGGAATCAAACTTCCTTACATTGTAACTGTAGAAGAAGGATCAAGAGAGATTTTATCTATTAGAAGAAACTATGAGATAGCAGACCCTAAGAAACAAAAAATTCCATACTTTGTACATTTTAAATTTTTACCCGGTTTAGGTTTTTACGGTTTTGGTTTGATCCATATGATTGGTGGATTATCAAGAACAGCAACGACAGCACTAAGATCGTTGCTTGATGCAGGAACTCTCTCTAACTTACCCGCAGGATTTAAGATGCGTGGTATTAGAATTAGAGATGATGCACAGTCCATACAACCAGGAGAATTTAGAGATGTAGACGCACCAGGCGGTAACATAAGAGATTCATTTATGACACTGCCATTTAAAGAACCGTCTGCAACTTTATTACAGCTTATGGGTGTCGTGGTTTCAGCGGGCCAACGTTTTGCTTCAATCGCTGATCTTCAAGTAGGAGAGGGTAATCAACAAGCAGCAGTGGGCACGACAGTGGCTTTGTTGGAGCGTGGATCGAGAACAATGTCAGCGATCCACAAAAGAATTTACGCAGCACTTAAAAACGAATTTAAATTAATGACAAGAGTATTTAAATTATACTTACCAAACGAATACCCATACGATGTCGTTGGTGGTCAAAGAATGATTAAACAAACAGACTTTGATGATAAGATAGACATCATACCAGTTGCAGATCCAAACATTTTTTCCCAAGCACAACGGATCTCTATAGCCCAAACGGAATTGCAACTGGCTAGTTCCAACCCTCAGCTTCATAATTTATATGCTGCTTACAGAAATATGTATGAAGCTTTGGGTGTAAAAAATATTGATGCAGTTTTAAAACCACCTGCAAGACCTATGCCTATGGACCCTGCAGTTGAACATATACAAGCTTTAGGTGGTAAACCTTTTCAAGCATTCAAAGGTCAAGATCATCAAGCACATATTACAGCGCATTTAAATTTTATGTCGACTAACATGGCTAGAAATAATCCTGTGGTGATGGCAAGTTTACAAAAAAATATTTTTGAACACATATCTTTGATGGCGTTAGAACAAGTTGAGATGGAATTCCAAAGAGAAATTGTAACTTTACAATCTATGCAACAAAATCCACAAGCGATGCAAGATCCAATGATGCAACAACAAGTTATGGATCTAACCATGAAAATAGAATCTAGAAAAGCTGTGTTGATTGCAGAGATGATGGAAGAATATTCTAAAGAAGAAAAGAAAATACTTGGTGACTTTGCAAATGATCCACTTGCTAAACTAAGATCTAGAGAATTAGACCTAAGAGCACAAGAAAATATGAGAAAAGAAAAAGAAGGTGAAGAGAGATTAAACCTAGATAAGATGAGAGCGATGATGAATCAACAAAATACAGAGGATAAGATAGATCAAAACGAAGATTTAGCAAAATTAAGAGCAGATACATCTATTCAAAAGACAGTTTTAAGTAAAACTTTACCAAATGCTAAAGATATGATGACAGAATCAGTAATCATAGGGACAGATCAGGAGTAAAATGGACAAAAAACAGAAAAAAGTTGCTAAAGTTATGAAGAAATTTAAAAAAGGAAAGCTTTCTATTGGAAAATCTGATAAAAAAGTTAAAAATAGAAAACAAGCAATCGCAATTGCCTTGCGAGAAGCAAATATTAGGAGGAAAAATGGCAGAAAAAAATAAAAAAGACCTAAACCATGAAATGTTTACGAACAAAGATGGTCATCTTGAGGGTGGAGTAGAAATAGAATCTACAAATCCACAAGAAACACAAGAACAAGAAGTTCAAGGTCAAGGAAATATTAAACCAGAGAAAAAAAGAAAAGCTAAGTGGTACTAATATGTGGTTATCGGCAATAAAATTAGCCGTCTCTGCTGGAAGTAAAATTTATGCTAACAAGCAGAAAACAAAGATGGCAATGTCAGAGGCACAGCTATTACATGCTGACCGTATGGCTCGTGGTGAGGAAGCTTACCAGGGAAAATTGTTAGAAGCTAGACAATCAGACTGGAAGGACGAGGCAGTTTTGATAATTCTTAGTTTGCCCGTGTTGGTGCTTGCATATGCGGTTATATCAGATGACCCAACTGCTATGGACAAAGTAAAATTGTTTTTCGAGATGTTCTCGCAGCTCCCGTCATGGTTCACAAACCTTTGGATACTTGTCGTGGCGAGCATTTATGGTATAAAGGGAACACAAATATTTAGAAACGGAGGAAAAAAATAATGGCAAATCCTAGATATAATACACAGACTACAAATAGACGTGGCGCTATGGGTGGTGGACGTATGAAAAAAATGGGTGGCGGAATGATGAAGCGACCTATGTTAAAAGATGGCACTAAATTAAAAATGGTCACTAACAAAGAAGGGAAAAAAGTTCCTTTCTATGCTGCTGATGGTGTAGGCAAAATGAAAAAAGGCGGGATCGCAAAATTAAATCCTGGTCTTAAAGCTTATATGATGAAGAAGAAGAAAAAAGGCAAGAAGTAATGGCTGGAAAAGGTTTGTATGCAAACATCCACGCTAAAAGAAAACGTGGAGGCAAGATGCGAAAGAAAGGTGCAAAGGGTGCACCAAAAGCATCTGACTTTAAAAGAGC